TTCTATTAAAAAGTCCTTTATTCTCAACAGCACTGTTGGTGTAGGCGAAATTTGTTTGACCTGAACCTGCGTTAAATTGATTATATGATGCCATTTATTAATAAGTATTTCGTTTATATATTAAAAATCCAAAGTCCCTCCAAAAAGAGTAAAACCCACTGGTGTCAGTAGGTTTTTTATAGATTATAAATAATAAGTTCTTTGTATTAATTTAAGATCACCAGAATTTAAGCTATACTCTTTTAAGTATCCAACAAAATCTGGTTGAAAAAGACAAAGTTGTTCAATAAGTTGATTAAACTTAATTGTAGATTTTCTATTCATAAATTTATTACCTTCTTGCCAACTAATTTCACCTTCAGGTGTAGCCTTGGACATCACACTATGTGTATAACCACCATTAGATTCGAACATAACTTGAAGAGTCCAAGCTGTTCCTGATTTAAATATTCTAGCACTATGAAATTTTGCCATTGGAAATTCTTTAACATTACCAACTAAAATATCAAACTCCATATTTTTGATAAGCATCATAGCCATGCTTTTAGCATGTGATTTAACTTCTTCTGCTTTCTTAACTTGACCATATCCAGCCATTTTATCAGCAGCACTCATATATGTAGAATAATCAAGTTCTTCAAATTTTCTTAAATGTCTCATTTAAAATTGTAATTTTTATAGAGTATATATTATTATCTATTACCATATTTTCGCAAATTGGTCTGAATTCTTTTAATATGGTCTTTTAACAAAACATACTTTTCATTAATCTCACCTCTAGTGTCATAGAAGTCATCTATTGTTGAATTCATAATCTCTTGATTTCTTTTATCTTTATCCTTTAACTTAGCTTGCCATATACTAAATAATTTACCTGGATCGTATTTATTTTTAGGATGACCAGCAATTAAAAATCTTGGAACAGAATTCATTTCTATTCTATGTACCATTTTAATTTGTAAAGCATTATATTCGACTAAAGCATATTCAAATCCATATTTAATTAACTCAGCATACATACCCTCATAACTAACCGCTAATGGCTGATCTTTTTCAAAATCTTCTTCCTTCATAAAATTATCAAATAAAAAAGCTCTGACTTCTAATGGTATAAAGTTAAAATTCACACCAAATATAATTATTTGATTGCTTATCTTTTTATAGTTAGTAACAAAAATCGGAGACCACTTCATCCAATTGGAATCATCTAAATAATGAAAATGATAAAAATTACCAGGTAATATATCACTAACACTAATAGACTTTACACTTTTATCAGATTTTTGATATTTTTCATAAAAATAAAGTGAATTGTTTTTGAAGTTATCAGCCAATCCATCACCATCAACTAACATTCTTAATCCTATTCTATCTACTAATTCTCCCATGGAAATCTGTTTTCTTTTATATATAAAATAAACTAATCCAAGGTATGTTAAATTCAAAACCAAATAATGCTAACTACAATCAAGGCAACTATATACCAAAGTATAAAGACAAAGTAATTAAATTGAATACACAAGGTGGTGTATATTATAGAAGTTCTTGGGAAAAGAAGATAATGACTTGGTTAGATAATAATAAAACTATTACTAAATGGGGTGCTGAGTGTATGAGAGTACCATACCAAATGACACACTTTGATAATGGTGACACTAAAGTAAAAGAACATTGTTATTATCCAGACTTCTATTATGAGATGAGAAACTCTGAAGGAGTACTTAAACAAGTCGTTGTAGAGGTTAAACCATTCAAAGAGTATAAGATGGTTCAAGACTTAAATGAAGGCAACCTGGTCGTTCCTGAGAATGGAATGAAGAAGTTAAAAAACTTCGAGTATGACCTTAAAATGGCTTACAAGAATAAGAACAAATGGGAAACTATGATTAATTGGTGTAATATGAAAGGTTATGAATTTATTATCATAACAGAACAACATCTAAAGAAATTTAACCTTTAATTTTATAAATAAGTATAATTAAAATAAATATTATAGAGATACTTGGTAAAATATTATCCCATATAATGTAAAGTTTTCTACTTATATGATAGAATGGAAATCTAAGTAAGTGTAAAAATGTTAAAAATATAAACAAACTTGATTGAGATGACCAAATACCAATAATCAACCAAATCCAAAACATTAGTCTGAAGACATAATGTAAGATATCAAATCTACTAAAAGACTTAACATCTAAAGACTTGATACTAATATCTAATCTAGTTTTATTAAAAACATAATAAACTTCGTTAAAAGCAAATAAAATAGATATTAGGTAAAATAGGGTAATCATCATATAGTATCGGTGTTAAATATTATTTCTTCAAATTTTAATAAATTTTGAAAAGCTGATTCATTAATTTTAACAGACTTCTCTTCAATAATCATATTAAATATTTTATCTTCTACAAAAACTTCTATCCATTCTCCAACAATTCTATCATATTCATTAGGAATAATTGAATTATCTCGACTTCCATAGATAGAAGATACATAGATATCTCTTTCTTTAACATTTAAATGTAATGAACACCCATCACTAAGAAATCCCTCTTTGGTATTAGATTCTTCCCAAAGTTGTAATATTACTTTATTCATTTTTAAATTTTTGTATTTATTTTAGTGATCTAATTAAACAAAGTTTAGTAAAAAACATAAAATAAAAAAAAACAAATCATTTATGAGTAATATCAAACTAGAGTACATTTGGCTTGATGGTTCAAACCCTCAACAACTTAGAAGTAAAACTAAAATCGCTTCAGAAATTAATTCTATGAATCCTTCTGACTATTCAATATGGTCATTTGACGGAAGTTCAACGTTACAAGCACAATCAGGTAAAGGTAAAAACACAGACTGTTTATTAAAACCCGTATTTGTAACATACGATCCATTTAGAAAAGGATTAAACAAATTAGTTTTCTGTGAAGTTCTTAACCCAGACGGAACACAACACGAAACAAACAACAGAAGAACATTAGCTGAAAAAGTTAATGAATTGGGCATCAATTCAGGTGATAAATTAGAACTTCCTTGGTTTGGCTGGGAACAAGAATACACTCTTACACACAAACCAATGATTCCATTTGGCATTGGTGAAGGTATTCCATTAGGATTTACTTTGGATCCAAATTCAACACCAAGACCTCAAGGTGACTACTACTGTGGTATCGGATCTGATAATGTAGTTGGTAGAGACATTGTTGAAGAACATATGAATATGTGTATGGAAATTGGTTTAGATATTTCCGGTATTAATGCTGAAGTTCTTTTAGGACAATGGGAATATCAAATTGGACCAGTTACTGCTTTAGAAGGTTCTGACCAATTATGGGTTTCTCGTTATTTGTTACAAAGAGTTGCTGAAAAATATAATGTTAAAGTTTCTTTACATCCTAAACCACTAAAAGGCGACTGGAACGGAACAGGTTGTCATGTTAACTTCTCTACTAAAGAAATGAGAGAAGAAGGCGGATTAGACATCATTAAAGAAACTATGTCTAAATTAGAAAAGTATCAAAGAGAACACATTGCGGTTTACGGATTACATAACGACCAAAGATTAACTGGTGCTCACGAAACATCAAGTATCAATGATTTCAGTTACGGCTTCTCTACAAGAGACACATCTATCAGAATTCCAGCACAAGCAATTGTTGAAGGAAAAGGCTACTTTGAAGATAGAAGACCAGCTTCTAACTGTGATCCTTACCAAGTATCACTTAGAATGTTACAAACAGTTTATTCTGAATTTGAGGTTTCAACAGAAGCATAACATAAATGATTATAAAGTAAAAATCCACTCAATTGAGTGGATTTTTTATTTTAAAGATGTTTTGAATTTTTTCCTTTCGTCTTTTCTGTCTTGAAGGAAATATAGTTATAGGTATGCTACTAGTACTAAATGCTGGTGTCATAACTATATCAAATGTTTTTAGATTAAAGTGAGTGGAGTCCTTGTCCATCGTTTGAACCTTCAATTGAAATTAATTTGATTAAGTGTTCGTTATCGCCTTTTTTCTTGTAAAGTTCATTATAACCTTTGGCAATTCCTCTTTTGAAGACCTCTGTAAAGTATGCGAAGGCATTAACAGATTTATCTTCATTAAAATTATACCAGTTTTGGAACATATCTAATAGTCCTGATTGGTAACAGTCTAATTTATCATCATTAGACCAATATCTCATTTTTTTGATTGTTTTTTTGGCAAGTAGTTCTAACATTTTCTCTGCGTTTCTAGTTAGTTTGCCTTGTGCTTTTGATACTATTACTTCAATGTATAAGTCTTTGTTGTTTAGGTACATTCATTGATACTTATTTTTTAAGGCTCTAACTTTAGAGACCTTTCATGTTATACGTTTATGTAACATGTAAGTTTATTTTAAAATAAAAAATCCTCAAATTTCTTTGAGGATTTTTATTAATATTTAATATTAAAGTTTAATTCTTTCGTTATATTGAAGTTCTTTAGTAGCTTGTAATTCAGTATCTAAGTTGTCTTTTCTTTTCTCTAAGTTTTTAAGAGCTGTAGTTAAAACTTCTGATTCACCAATCATTTGGATAGAACCTTTAACTTTAGAGATATTGAAATTAACATCTTCTAATTTCAAAGTGATTTCTCTTTCTTTATCTTCAAGTTTTCTTTTAACGATTAATTCTTTATCTAATTTATTTTCAAAGAAATAAGTTAAATCATAGTTTAATTCGTTTCTTACTTCGTTTACTAATTCTAAAGCAGATTCGTATTTGAAGAATGAGTTACCATATCTTTCATCACATCTGTAAACAAAAGTATTGTTTTTGTAATTGAAAGCAAATAATTCTAAATAAGGGTTGATTAAGTTGTTAACTTTTTTAACAACATCTAACTCTACAAATTTATCTAAGTTTTTAGAAACTTCAACTAAAATAGGATAGAAATTTTTGTTTACGATTGGAATAATTGGAGAAGAGAATAAAGATTCTAATGTAGTTTCTTCATTTAATTCATCATCGTTGATATAAAGACCAGATTTTTTACCAACAGCTAAACCAATTGTTAAGTATTCAGAAATTCTAAAGTTAACTCTATCTTCAGAAACTTGAGCATACTTCATTGCTGTTTCTAACATTCTTAAAGATTTTAAAGATTCTTCATCTTTAACGTGATTTTCTAATAATGTTTTTTCAATTGTATTTTCAGATAATAAGAACCATGAATCTTTAACTAAAGCAACGTGACCATCTTCTACTTGCTCAACAATAGTGAATGTAGACTCACCTTTACCACCACTTAAAAGATTTGATCTTTTTTCAGGTGATTTTGTTAAATTATGAACAAATAACTTAACTTCTGGAACCCAGTCATAAACAGCCAATTCATTAAGAATTTTTGACATTCTATCTTGGTCAGTTTCTAAATTAATAGTTTGAAGAACAACATTCAAAGGTTGTCTGTAAAGTTCTCCTTGATTCTTAGAGTTAAGAACATTATATAAATTTTTTAATTCATATAATAATTCATAATTTTTCATATCATCATTAAGATTCTCTAAAAGAGATTTAACGCTCTTATCATAAGTGTATGGTTTAAGTCTATCGTTAAGAGAAACTATGATTTGCTTTTCAGATAACTGATTACAAGCATTCATATGTCCCTCAACTATCACAGAAACTTCCTCCTGGTCAAGAGTAAGGTCCTTTTTGAAGTTAAATAACTCAAGTTTAAGATTCTTCATATTTTAAAATATTTTTTTTTATATACTCTATATATTATAGATAAAAAGTCATTTTTTACCATTTTTAAATTTATTTATTATTAAGGGTTTGATGCGTCTGCGGGTCCTTGAGAACCATTCGGATTTATTATATTTCCTGATGCTTTTTCTCTTGCTTTTAATATATTATTAAACCATCTTGTTCTCTTAGGAGAAACAATCAAGTAATCAGAGTTAGTAAACGATCCATATCCATCACTAGGAGAAGATGCTGATGATTGTGTATTATAGAAACTAGTAGTTGCGCCATAAGGAGGAACATCTCTAACGCCTAATCCACCACCAGAGCTAGTGTCAGTTCTAGATCCACCAGGAGTACCAGGACCACCAGGTGTTTGATTGGCACCACCAGGTCCACCTGGCATACCAGGTTGTTGAAAATAATCAGAAACACCACCATTAAGAGCAAATCCATTCAAATCACTCATACCTGAACCATATGATTGTGGATAACCAGTACTATTAATTCTATCACTTCTAAATGCGGGATAGTAAGTTTCAACTGTAAAAGAAACTTTCATCTTGATATTATTATCAGATGTTAAATTCTTTTCTCTAGACATTTCAATTTGATTTGAATCAGGCATTAAAATAACAGCATCAATATTCATAAAGTTATACTCAAAGTACATAAACTTATATAACCAAAGAGTATCCATAATAGCCTGAGAACATTTGAATGTGTCTATCTCAGAACTTAATAATATTTCTAAATCATAATTCACTGTAATAGGAACTGCTCTAACTTTAGCGATTACTTTTCTAATCTCAACTTCATTCTCAACAACCATTCTCAACCAAACATTAGGATTAGCAAATTCATCAGATTTAATATTGAAACCGGTCATAGTTAAATGACCTCTTGGTATCATATCTGTATTTAATTCAACAAATCTATTTTCAGAAACTATATCATCAGAAAATGAATCTAAAAGAAATCTTTCATCTCCTGTTAAAGAGTAATAAAAAGGAACTTGAACATAAACATCACCAGATGTAAATCTATTAATCCATTTTATTTGTCCTTCTAACGTATCTAAAACACAAACTGTTAAATCTCTAAAAAATACGTCTTCAAAATTAAATCTTTCTCCTATCATATCGGTATATATTAAATATAAACTTTCTCTTCATGAGATTATATACCTATTAACTAATTGAATAAATATGTCTGTTAAATCATTACTCTTATGGGAAAAGTGGCGTCCAAAAACTATGGATGATGTTATTCTTTTACCTAGAATTAAAAAACATTTTGAAAATGGTGTTAACCAAAACTTTATATTTTACGGTCACTTTGGTACCGGAAAAACCAGTTTGGCTAGAATACTTATTGGTAAATACACAAAGGATAAGCCGTATCTTGAATTAAACTCATCTTTATATACATCTATTGATGTGTTAAGAAGTGAGATCGAAGATTTCTGTAAATTTACACCAATGATGGAGACTGACTCTGATATTAAATACATCTTCTTAGATGAGTTTGAAAGAGTGTCGGCTCAATTTCAAGATGCCTTCAAAGCATTTATTGAAAAGTATAATAAGAATGTTAGATTCATTATCACAACCAATCACTTAAATAAAATTTCTGATGGTATTAAGTCTAGAATTCCTCAAATTAACTTTGATTGTCAAAGTCTTGAAGAAGAGAAGTATCTTAAACAGGAAGTTTATAAAAGAATTAATAATGTAATTTTACCAAAAGAAGGTAAAGAGATTCCTAAAGAAGATTTAGCTTCTATTATTACTAAAAAGTTTCCAGACTTTAGGTCTATAATGGTTGAAGTTCAAAACTATTTAGAAACTGGTAGTTTAGGTGAAAATTCATCCAATGTATCTAATAAAGTAAAATTAGATTTATACTCTTGTATCTATGATAAGTCATTAGACTATGAGAAAATCTATCACTTCTTGATGACTAACTTTGGTGCTGAAAAGATTGATGTAATGATTAGACTTTTAGGAAAACCATTTATTGATTGGTCTATATCAGAAAGTAAAAATATAGATAAACTATTTGAATGTAATTTCATTATATCAGATTATTCATCTAAATTAGAAACCAATACAGACCCAATTGTTTTAGGTCTTACCATTATTGGTAAATTCAGAGATAAACTATTGTAACAAAAGAGCCATAATATATTAATATATATGTTATGGCTTTTGACTTTTCAGACTTTTATATTATTTACCCAGGACATCCAAGATTTAATGATATCCAAATCATTGAAGATGATGTTATTAGAGTTATTATACAAAAATGGGAACTAATGATATTCACAAACAAAGGTGAATTATTTTGTGATCCTGAATTTGGAGGTGATTTGCCAAAATATTTACACGAAACAAGGCTATCAGCCGAAACAATAGAAAGTGAATTAAGAGCTCAAGTAAGAGAATATATTACCGAACTAGAATCTATAAATTATACACTAGAAGTTAATTTTTATGAGGATCCTGAAAGATATCAAGAGTACATGGAAATAAATTTTCAAATAGCAGACTATGAGGTTTATGCTGTCGTAACTTAAATATATAGACTATGAGATACATTAAAACATTTGAGTCTTATATTGATAATGAACTAATATCTAACATGGAGTTTTATAAAGTTCCTTCAGGTGAAAAAACTTTATTTAAACCATCATTTGGTGCTAAAAAAGGTGAAACCGATTTTTATCAATTAAGACTCGAAGGCAAACCTATAGTTGAAATAGAAGTTAATCCAAATTCGAATTACGGTAAACCTGAAATAATGTCAGCATTCTCAGATATGAGAGGTAAAGGATTAGGTGAGTATCTTGCTAAGAAAGTTTTAGACATTTATTTAGAAGATGAGGTCTTTGTAAGATGTACAAAGGATAGTAAAAAGTTCTGGCAAAGGTGTGGTGCTACAGTTGCTGATTCAAAAGATCCTTATTTACTACACTTTATTAAATAGGGCAACTATTAGCAGTATAAATATACTTATAATCTCTTTTAATTTTAACTCCTAAACTCTCAGCAGTAGTAACAACATCTTCTAAACACTCAGAATCAGCACCACCGACAATTGTAACTTCTTTACCATTAAGTGACTTTAATAATTCATATAGTTTTATAGGACAGTGAAACCAAACGTGATTATTGTTTATGTAAGTAATAATAGTTCCTTCTTTAGTATTGAATATATCACCTTTCTTTAATAAACTCTTATCTTCTTTATCAGAAATTTCTTGATAAACATCTTTGTCTAATATCTTTTTATAGAAATCAGCATCTACTTTGTAGTTATACCTTTTCTCAATAAGGTCTTTTTGATTAGTAAAATGATAAAGATCTTTATGAATAGGAATTACAGGTGTTTCATCATATAAATAATCTTTATCTACATTCTTACCATCTGTATGATTATCCCAAATTTGATAAACATTTTGAAAGTTATTACAATACTTCTTTAATTCATTAAGATACATTTCTGAAAAGAACTTTCTAAATGATTTTTGAACATCAACTATAATTAATGTTCCACTACTATGACTCTCAAATGTTTTAAGGAATTTCATAAAGTATATATTAAATAAAAAACCCATCAAAATATTTGATGGGTTTTAATTCTTTGAATATTTTATAGATTAAAGAGGTAATTCTTCTTCACCTTCTTCTTTTTCTTCTTCACCTTCTTCTTTTTCTACTTCTTCACCTTGTGCTGGTTGAGCTTGTCCTTGTGCTGGTTGAGCTTGTCCTTGTGCTGGTTGAGCTTGTCCTTGTGCTGGTTGAGCTTCTTCTCCTTGTGCTGGAGCTTCTTGAGCCTGACCTTGAGCAGGTTGAGCTTGTGCTTGAGGTTCTTCAAATTCACCTTGTGCTGGAGCTTCTTGAGCTTGTGCTTGAGGAGCTTCTTGAGTTTGAGCTGGTTGAGCTTGTGCCTGAGGAGCTTCTTGAGTTTGAGCTTGAGGTTGAGCCTCTACTTGAACTTGAGGTTGAGCCTGAGGTTGTGTTTGAGTTTGTGATTGACCACCACCCATTAAAGCACCACCAGGAATTTTCTCAACATCTAAGTTATCCATATTAATAAACTTTACAATTTCTTCAGCAATATCAACATCACCAAAGAACGTGCGTAGGTTTTTACCTGTAGTGTCTTTTACTTTTTTCACATAAGCATTGATTAAAGATTGAGGAATATCAATCATTGTCTTTACTTTGTAAATATCGTTTACTTGAAGAACCGATTCTTTAATGATTTCTTCTCTGTTCTTTTTAATACGATAGTTTTCATATGTTCTGATATGCTTCATTTGTATTTGAATATTTTTTATAGATTATATATTAAACTAAAAAACTCATTTTTTATCAATTAGTGTACTAGTAATAAACCGAGTACTAAACCAATAATAGCGACACCTCCACCGATACCACCAAAGACCATTTTAGTTTTCATTTTTCTTATTTGTAGATTCTTTTCATCAATAACTTGTTGTCTATTATCAACTTGTTCTTCTAAAATAAGAATCTTTTTAAGATAAGCAGCAACTTCACCTTGTAATGATTTAATTTGTTGGTCTTTATTGTTCAAAGACTCTTTTAATTTAGCAATTTCCAATTTTTGAGAAGCAATTACTTGTTCTTTATCATTGATAACTCTAACACAAACTGAATCATATTGACCAATTTGAGTACTTTGTTTTTCTAAAAGAGCCAATAAGTCAGTACCATTATCAAGTGACTGAGCTTGTTCAATAGTCATTACAATAACTTGTTGACCATTTGAATCTGTTTCAAATTTAGGGTAATCTATTTTAGCCTGTGAGTATTGTGAGTAAGCACTTAAACTCAACACTAAACCAACTATAAGTGATAAAAACTTTTTCATATTAATGTTTTGTTTTATTTTTTAATGATTCTAAAAGAGCATCTCCTGTTCTATTAGGAGGATGATTCTTAATCTCTTCAATCTTATGTTGAGTTTCAGCTAAATCACTTCTCAACTTATTCAAGTTAGCTTTAGACTTGTTAGCCTCAGCTTCTGCCTTTCTAGTTAAAGCCTCTTGTTTAGTTATTTCAGCTTGTAATTTAATGTCTAATTGTCTAAGACTATCAGATTTTGCTCTCCAAGTGGTGATTTCTAAATCAACAGCTTTCTTTTGAGCTTCTAATTCTTTGAATTGTTGCTCTAGTTGTTTAACTCTTTCTTTTGATGCTTTATCACCTGAGAAGAACCACTTAAAACCAAATAAAAGTGTCAGTCCAAGTAAGATTAATATCAAAATTGATTTAATATCCAATTTCATAAAAACTTATTATTTTTGGAATTATATATTATTTTACCAAACCGACCTTTTATTTTTGAGAAATTTTATATATATTTGTAAATATTTAAAAAACTATGACGTATAAAAGACTAATATCTTTCGATTTTGATGACACTTTATTCCATACACCAAAACCTGAAGAAGGCGAAAAAATCTGGAAGGAAAAAACAGGAACAGATTGGCCATATAGTGGTTGGTGGGGTCGTCCAGAAAGTATTGACCCTGAAATATTTAACATTCCATTGAATCAATGGGTTTATAAAAAATATTTAGAAGCCGTATCTGATCCAGAAAACTATGTTATATTAGCAACTGGTCGTCTTAAAAAGAAAGAAGGTATGTCTAGTCATATCCAAACTATTTTAAATCAACATAACCTATCATTTGATGAAATTCATTTAAACTGGGGCGGTGATACATACCACTTCAAAACTAAATTATTTGAAGAAAAAATTGAAGAACTTGGCGTTCATGAATTTGTTATGTATGATGATAGACAAGAACACTTAGTTAAATTTGAAGAATGGGCGGAAGAACATCACGTTCAAGTTACAGTAGTTGATGTTGTAAACAAAAAAGAAACTATTTTCTAAAATAATATATAATATTCAATTTATGGCAACAATTACAAAAAAGAAAACATCTTCTAAAGTAGAAGAAATTTTATCTAAACCATACAAACTGGTTTTACACAATGATGATCACAATACATTTGAGTGGGTTATTACTTGTCTTATGAAGATATGTAAGCATGAAACCGAACAAGCTACTCAATGCGCTCATATTGTTCACTACAATGGAAAGTGTGATGTTAAATACGGAGATATTGAAACAATAGCAACTATGAAAGATAAACTCAGAAGTGCTGGACTAAGTGCTACGATGGAGGCAAACAACTAATGAAATACCTTAAAAATATTTGGAACTATCTAGCAGAAATACAAAAATATGTTGATGAAGTTCAGAATAGACAAATCTTTGGAAAATTCTAAGACATACTTTTAGTATGTCTTTTTTTATTTACCAAACCAGTTAGTTCCATTCCCACCAAAGCCATTATTATTAGCTTTATACCTATTCATTTGTTGTCTTCTTATTTTCAAAACTTGACCATAATCAACACCCTCAACATAATCTATTCCTTTTAGTGTCTCTCTAACATAGTTCATATACTCTTTATCAACAAACTTACTAGACCACTCTTCAATCATTTCAGAAAAATCGTGTCTACTAAAAACAGTTGTAGCATTTACGATAGTCATAACAGTATCATCATGACCAACGTCTGCCGCATATCTTGTGTTACCGGCTGATGTAGTATGTTTAACAAATGTTGTGATTTCTCTAATATTATCTTCATTAGTAATAACGAATCCTTTAGTTTGCATGAGATCCTGATAATCTTTAACCATGAGATTCTTATTTTCTCCTACCTTTAACCCCACCTTTTCTTCAGTAGCATCGGCTCTATGTTTATATCTAACAAATACAGAAGAGCCATAATTATTATTACCATCAAAAACGTGAGGTAGCTCAGCAAATAAAGTATTACCATAGTTATTCAACTCGACAACTACTTTACAGTTATCAGGATTTAAGTATTCAAATACAATCATATAAAGTAATTCGGCTAACTGCTTAACAGAAATATAATTGTTTCTATAAATACCTATTTGCTCTAATCTAAAGAAATCAACTATTGATTTATATGATGGTTTTTGTAATTCTGTTAAATCTTTTGGTTTCTCAGAAACTCTAAATATGTTTATAATAGAATAATCTTGTCCAAGTCCCTCTGATATATCGACAGATATTACAATCTTATAATCTTTCCTCATTAATGGTATAAAAACATTATCATCCTCAACCCATTTTAAATCAGTATAACTAAATTTTAGTTTTTTATCAAACTCGAATATAGGCTCATGTACATAATGTTTTTTATTTTTCAATAACTCATCAATAATTGCCTCATTCAATAATGATTTAGAAGCATTAATAAATCTTAAACCATACTCTTGGTTGAAGGCATCCTCACCACCAATATCTTTTATAGCTTCTTCTTTCCAAGTTGTAACCTCAGCAATAGCCATAATAGGAACTTCAAAACCATTCTTATCAATAAATGTTAATTTCTTAACATCTTCATCTGTACATTTATCATCATTAAAGATATTAATCACATCTTTGAGTAAGTCCATATTATATTCCATAAAGACTTTTGTCTGACTACCCCACTTCTGATTAACTAAATCAAATATCTCTTCTTTAGTTACACCATATTCATACATTTTATGTGGATTTAATCTAATATAAGTAACAAAACGACCAGGTACTTGATACCAGTAAACTCTCATTGGCTTATAGTTATTCTTCATTGGATCACCCTCAGGTCTTTCAGCATCAGTTAATAACCTATGGAATAGGTTCATACCATTTGGAGTAGAAGTGATGATAATCTTTGAATTTTGAACAGCAGCGGTTGTCGGAAAAGCAGCAGTATAGTATGGTTCAATAATATTTGAAGGAATGTGAGCAAACTCATCTAAGTAAAGTACGTCAATAGTAAAACCGATCGCTGGAGTCTTTGTTCTAGCTGATGTTTTAATTCTACAACCATTCTCAAATGTTAACGACTTCTGATTCCAAGTTTTAATACCTGGTTTTAAGAAAAATGGTAGTAAAGAGTAAATAGATTTGATTTTATCAACAATCTCAACAGCCGTATCGCCTTTGTTAGCAACAATCATTATATTCTTATCATTATCAAATAATATCTTGTGTAACATGAAAATAGAAGATGAGATTGTTTTACCAACCTGACGAGATGCCATTAAGATACTAAATCTATTATTAACAAAACTATCAAGCATCTCTTTTTGGTAATCTCTTAACTTAATAGAGCCAATAGAGCCATCTTCTCGTTTTACTTTACAATATTTTTCCACAAAATAATGAACATCTAAGGCACATCTAACATACTCTTGTTGTTCATCAGCAGTCATCCTAAATGAAACACCGGCTCTTCTCAAGCCTACTTCACTCTTTAACCAAGGATTTTGATATCGTTTAACGACTATACCATCATTAATCTTATCAGTTGCCTCTTCTACTAGTTTGGTTGTAAAAACCATTTGTCTTTCTTGTTGTGGAGCAAATGCCATATTTTAGGAAAAGATATTTTTTAATATATATTGTAAAAAACCGCCTTCTATGTCAAAAACAGAGAACGAAAGAAATAGAATCAAAGATGAATTCGATGAAATCCAATCGGAAAGTGGCGAATTTGATATAAGTAAACACCTTGCTAGACCTGAGGATTTACCAGATTTAGGTGAAATAGAAATATATGATTATGATTCAGACATGACAGTTGCTAGCCAACAGTCTATGGAAGTATTAGAATCACTTATTGATTTATATTTAAGTGATGTACCTCAATTAAAAGAACATCCTTATATAAGAAATAAAATGAGAGAAGATGCTAAAGTTTATGCTGAAACAATCTTCTTATCAAAAATGACTAGAAAGAACTTCTTATCACAGTTAAGACAAGTTGATAATGGAGATAATTCTGCTAGAATGCATGAAGTTGTCAATCAAACAATTGGTCAAATTAGAGAAAACTCTAAATTCTCATCCACACAAAGAACTGAACTTGAGAAATTTTATAAAGGACTAAGAAAAGATTTAGGTCTTAATGAAATTGAGAATCCAGAAGTTATTAAAGCTCAAAATATAGCGGCTGAAGAATCGGCTGGTGAGTCAATAGGTGGTGGAGAAATAATGGATAATAGAAAGCTTAATGATTTAATTAAGAATGCTATGATTAGTAAAGAGAAAGATAAATAATTATCTCCATTTAAAACTTTCAAACACTGTTATTAAATTACTAAATTGAATATCTACTTTTGTAGTTACAAATCTATTTACTTTATTACCAGTTATTAAATTAACATATAATGTGTATTTTTTAGATTTCAAATCTTCTTTAATAATTTCTTTTAATTTATTATCAGTGTTTGATAACAAAACAGTTAAAAGTTTATTAGATTCTTTTGCTAGTTTAATAACATTTTCTTCATCATCATAGAAGAATAATTCATCATATTGACCTAACTTTTCTTCAGTAAACTTATCACCTTCAGTTTTAAGACCAACTATATGTTGTAATAATAATCTAACTTTCTTATGAGAAATATCATCAGATACTTTATTATAGAATGTTTCTGATATAAAATAGAACTTTTTAATAATTAGACCATTTTCTTTTAATTTATCTTCTATTTTAGATATCATTAACTCATAGTTTCTCTTAGTATTCTTTGAGCATATTACATAAATATCATCATCTGTATTTTTCAAATGTAAAATATTTTCTAAATTAATATCATAATCTAAATTTTCAATTAATTCTTTATTCATAAACTCTTGTAAAGAAAAAGCTAAATTAGAAATATCGGCTCTGTGATTTTTAGCTTTAATTTTTATCTTCTCAAATAAATCTGTTGGTAACCAATAAGTGTGTCCACTAAAATTTATAGAGTTTCCTTGGCTTTTATAAATACCTTTTTTAATTAAATTAAAATCACTTTGTGATATTTTCATAATAGGTATATTTGGAATAGTCTTATCCACTAACCAAACTTTATTATCAGTTGTCAATATTGTATCTAAGTCAAAAAAGTGTGCTTTCATTATAATTTATAATTTGTTACTTTATATTTAAGTTGATGAGGCATGCCATCAAATCTACTACCTTCATATTCTTTATCTTTCCACTCAACACCACCACTTAGTTCACTATCAAAGCTTCTACACTTTGGACATTGACTTGGTGGAGTTTTTTGAACTTCACTTAAAACATCATTTATTTTAGATGTTCTGATATCACTTTTTACTTCTACCATATCTGACTCTGTATAATAGAAATGTCCTTTACACCAAGGATTTCTACAAACTGTTTTCATTTGTTCCATAAAGTATATATTAAATAAAAAATCCCATCATTTCTGACAGGATTTCTTAAATATATATTTTTCTATTTTTTATACTCTTACCATATTTTTACTTATTGCGAAATTATATAGTGTTGGTAGATTTAGGTATTTCATAAATGCGTTTCTTACGTCTAATAATGTTTTTGATTTTTTAACTAAATTTACTATAAGAAAACCAAACTCTTCTTGAAACTCTAAGTAACAATCACACCAAGGTCTATTATAATGGTCTAATGTGTTCCATTCTTTATATCCACCAGATAACCAGTATAGTGATTTTTCTGGGGTTATGTTTTCATATATCATTTTTTTATCAATTGTCGTGTTCCAAATAGGGTCGTTCCAGTCAATTTTTCTCATTAGAATTGAAACTGCTTCAGCTACGTCTGATGTCATTTCTGGTCCGATTTCAAAGAAGTAATCATTTCCTTCTTTAGTAACCCTTAACTCTCTTTGATTCAAAATTTCCTTCTCTTGTTGTTTTTCAAGAGTAATTCTTTTTCTCTTCATAGTAATCATGTTAATTTTTTATATCTGTGTAAGATTAATACCACTGCGCCATTTACCACCGAAATTGCCGTTTTCCCATATACCATTTTCCCAGTTTCCATAGAAGCTACCATCTTTAAAAATACCATAGTACCAATCTCCTGTGTAGAAACTGCCATTTTTCCATATAAGTGTGTTGTTTTTTATTTCTAACTGAGCGTTCTCAATCTCTGAGTCAATAAGCCAGTAGAATTTCTCTTTAACGAGAATATCGTTGATTTCATTAGCACTTGTGTAAGTCTTACCACGATAATTTAGTTCTGAATATCTCATAATAAAATATGAATTTGTATGTCT